TGTTAGAAAACAACTTGTGTGGGCTGATTTAGACGGAAGAAGATACGCAGCTTTAGGAACTAACAAAGCTTTGTTAATTTATTACGAAGGTGGCTTTTATGATATCACACCCTTAGATACAGCACTAACGGGTTGTACATTCGATACCACAAATACTTCAGCAACTGTTACCGTAAATAAAACAACTCATGGTTTATTGGCAGGGGATTTGTTTACCTTTACATCTGTAACTCCTCCAAGTGGCGCAGGATATGTAGCATCAGATTTTGAAACAAATACATTTGAAGTTATAACTTCATCAGCTAACAGCTTTACAATTACAATGGCTAGCGCTGCATCGGCAACTACATCTGCTAGTGGTGCTGCTACAGTTAATCCGTATATTAAACCAGGGCCACTAAATGCTACAGCAGGTTATGGTTGGGGAACAGGGACGTGGGGAAGAGGAACCTGGGGATCTCCCTCAACAGTCAGTAATTTAATCATTGATCCTGCTTCATGGTCTATAGATAATTTTGGTGAAGTTATGATAGCCACTATTAAAAATGGAAAAACTTTTTCTTGGAATCCTATACATGCAGATACAAATGCTTTAACTACAAGGGCAGTTGTTGTTAGCGGAGCACCAACAAGATCTGTAATGTCTATTGTGTCAGATAGAGATAGACATTTAATATTGCTTGGAACAGAAACAACTGTTGGAGATGAAAGTACGCAAGATAAAATGTTTATAAGATTTTCCGATCAAGAAAATATTTCTGAATACGCACCAACCTCAGTTAATACTGCTGGGACTTTTAGATTAGACTCTGGAGTAAAAATCGTAGGAGCTGCAAAAGGTAAAGATTATATTTTAATTTTAACAGATACTTCTGCATATGTTATGCAATTTGTAGGTCCTCCATTTACCTTTTCTATTAGACAGGTCGGAAGTAACTGTGGGTTGATTGGTCAACACGCTTTACATTATGTCAACGGAAGAGTTTGGTGGATGGGACAAGCAGGAGGTTTTTTTGTATTTGATGGAACAGTTAAATCAGTTCCATGCTTAGTTGAAGATTTTATATTTACTAATACAGGAAGTAATCTTGGAATTAACTATAGCGCAGGAGAACAAGTGTACGCAGGTCTTAATCATTTATATGAAGAAATAAATTGGTTTTATCCGAAGAGTGGTTCTGAATTAGTAGATAGGGTAGTGACATATAATTATACAGAGAACGCTTGGACAACAGGTTCTTTAGCAAGAACTTCTTTTCACGATTCAACTTTATATGACAATCCTTATGCAACAGAGTTTGATAGCACAGCAGTTCCCACATTTCCAACTATTCAAGGAGTTACGAATACAAATGGTGCTTCAACTTATTATGCTCATGAGGTGGGTGTAGATCAAGTTGATAGTGCAGGTAACAAAACAGCTATACCTGCATTTATACAATCAGGGGATTTTGATTTGAGTGTTGGTGGTGATGGAGAGTTTTTTATGAGTATGAGAAGATTTATTCCTGATTTTAAAAGACTCGTAGGTAACGCACAAATTACAATCAATTTAAGAAATTACCCAACAAGTACAGCAGCGAGCTCACCTTTAGGGCCATTTACAATAACAAGCTCTACTGATAAAGTAGACACACGTGCCAGATCTAGATTTGCTAGTGTGAAGGTAGCTAACCTTTCAACAGATCAAAGTTGGAGATATGGTACTTTTAGAGCCGATGTACAACCAGATGGAATGAGGGGCTAATGGATCCTATAACACAAAGAATTTTAGAACAACAAAGAAATATAACACAAGATCCTAATTTTAGTGGATATCAACCATCGTCCTCTTCTTTGGATCAAGACATGATGAGTATGCAAAATCCTGCAAATGGTATTGCAGGTCTTAATAATGCACCTGTTAACGAAGACCTTATGCTTCAAAATAATCTTGTTGGACAAACTCCACCTGTAGACTTTAAAGGAATGGCAAAGAATGTTGGTAAAAAACTAGTTACAGATTATGCTATAAAAAAATTAGGTTTAGATGGAATAAGAGGTAATCTATTAAAATCAGCGGTAGGTTCGAATCTTGCAGGTTTTTCTAATCCTCTTACAGCAGCCTTTACAGTAGGCTCCATTTTACCAGATTCAGTAAAAGGAATTGCAGGTATATTGAGAAGTAACAGAGCACAAAAAGCTATCGAAAGAGATATTTTGAGAGATATGCAAGGATCTAGGGACACAACTACTTCGGCTAGAATTACTAATATGCAACCTACTAATCAAGATATTTACAGAGGCGGAGGTGATAATTCTGTTGCAAATACAACTTCTAAAAAATCAACTTCCTCAACTCAATCAAGGCATACCTCTGGACCAGGTGGATTACATTCGGATTATTAATTATGGCTAGAGTAGATATAATAATACCTGAACCCACTCCTGAGTACACAGAAGAAAACCAAAGACAAGTAACTCAGTCTTTACGAACTATGCAAGATAAGTTAAATACATCTTATCAACAAGAATTAAAAAATGAACAAGATACTTTTAACTATTTTATGCAATGACAATAAGATATAAAAGCGAAACATTTGATTTAACTACAACTAATGTGACTACTATTTTAACGTGTCCATCAGATGCAACTATTATTGGTAAGTCCTTACAAATTTCTCATCAAGCTGGAGGAAGTATTGCTGTAGATGTATTTTTACAAAAATCTGGAGGATCTGATGTAGACATCGCTCATCAAACTTTATCAGCAGGTTTTGAAAATTTTATAAAATCTAGTTTGAATATGGAAGCAAATGATATTCTTAAAGTTCAAGCCGATACAGCAAATGAAATTACAGGATCTATTAGTTATGCTCTGATAGATCGTTCACAGGAAAATGGCTAGGAAATTTAAAGACTTTGTTGAAAGAGATAAGCCTAGGAAAAGAGGCAGCCATCAACATAAAAAAAATAAAAATAAAGATGAAAAAAGAAGAGCAAAAAAACAACGCTACAAAGGTCAAGGAAAGGCGTGAACCTAATTGAATTAGAAAAAATAGTACAATCTGTAGATATAAATATAAGTGAAAAAGACATATTAGATTATCTTCTTATATCTAAAAGGTGGCCATTTCGATATCCTTGGGGTCAGCCTTCTGTCGAAATTTTATGCGAAAATGAACATTTAGAATCTAAAGACTTTTTTGATGTTAATAGTTTTTTTAATTTTGAAAAATGGATTAAATATTATGATTTAGGTTTTACAACAATTATTTCTAATGTGTTAGATTTAAATAGTGATTTACGTAAACTTAATGAAAGATTAACAAATCAAACTGGGTTGTTAATTAATGGTAATTTATATCTATCTAAACCAGGAAGAAGAGCAAGCTTTGAAAAACATAATCATCCATATGATGTTATTGTAAAGCAAATATATGGCAATTCACAATGGATTGTAAATGAAAAAGAAATATTTTTAAAACCAAAAGATACTTGTATTGTTCCTAAAAATGTATACCATCAAGTTATAAATAAAAATGAAAATAAATTATCTTTAACAATTAATATAGAATGAGTGAACCTATAAAAATACCCGCTGAAGCAAAAGAAATAATCAAACATAAAAGAACTGGTAAAGTCTATGCTGATAAAGCTGAGTTTGATGCTGATGTTGCTGATCCCAATACTGATACTACTGTGGATGATTTTAGACAAGACTTAGAAATTAAAGTCACAAGAGTGTCTATGGGCGCAAAAACAAAAAAATAATGTTTAACGTCATTGAAGACTTTTATCATCCAAGTGATTTTGGATTAGTTGTTGCTAATTTTATGAATTTACATTGGAAAGCAACGTATCAATCAAAAGTACAATTGTATGGTGGTAATAGATTTAATGCATACCCGTGTCATGAAACTGATATTTTTGAAAAAGATGATAATTCTTTTTCAACTTACAATATTTTGAAAAATACTTTTGAGAACAAAACAAATATAAAAGTTTTAAAATTAAAAACTTTTTTAAGAAAAATAAAATTTAAAGAAATTAAAAAAGCAGCTTGCTATAAAAATAATAAACCACACAAAGATGACCTAGAATGGGATATAGCTGGCCTAATTTATTTTAATTCAGGTTCTTTAAAAGATGGCACTTATATTTACAATTCTGAATATGATTTTGATCCTTCCATAATTATTGGATCAAAAATGAACAGGTGTACCTATTATGATACACAAGTTTGGCATTCTCCGGGTATGGAACAAGAAATTGAAGAAAGATGGGTACAACCTTTTTTCATAGTGCATAAAAAAGAAACATTGGAGAAAATAAATGAAGCCTAGAGGTGCAACTGAATTACAAATGGAAATGCTGCACAAGCATGTTTCAAAAGAACTGCTAGACCGAGTACAAATATGTACTTCCATTCCAGGCAAAGTTCCAATTGATCCAAACAAATTAAACATTCTTTGGCAAAAAAATTCTTGGGATCAACCTAATCTACAACCTTTTTTTAGAAATAAAGAAAGACATAAGGAATACGATTGGTACGTATTTAATAGTCATTGGAATTATGAAAAATTTAGATATGCTTTCGATATTCCAACGGATAGATCAGTTGTTATTAAAAATGGAATTGAAACTTTTCCAAAAAGAAAAATTTATCAAAAAGGTGATCCAATAAAATTGATTCATCATTGTACTCCATGGAGAGGTTTAAACGTAGTGCTTAGAGCTATGCAAGAAATCAAAGATCCTTTAATTACTTTAGATGTTTATAGTTCCACACAAGTTTACGGTGATGAATTTAAGAAACAAAATGATGATCAATTTAAACCACTATATGAACAAGCTGAACAATTATCTAATGTAAATTATATTGGCTACAAACCAAATGAATATATAAGAGAAGTAATGCCAAGTTATGATATGTTTGTATATCCATCAATATTTGAAGAGACCTCCTGCGCGTCTGCTTTAGAGGCGTTAGCTTCTGGTGTTCATGTTATTAGTAATAATTTTGGTGCTTTATACGAAACATGTGCTGAATGGCCAGTGTACGTTAACTACTCTACAAATTACGAAACAATGGCTAAAGATACTGCAGCAGCAATTGAAGTAGCAGCTGGTTATTTACATGAATCATTCATACAAGAGCATTTAGAAGAACAACAAAAATTTTATAAAAGATTTTACAACTGGAAT